ATAGCTTCTGTACGGGTAGAGCCATAGAGTGCTTCAGCAGCTTTCCCGCTTACGTCTTCGGAAGCCATCTGGTTAGCAGCACGAGCTTTGCCTGGGTTAGTGTTACGGTAGTTATTAGCTAGGGAAACAGGTTTAACATCTGACTCAATATACCGCTTAGCTCTTACCTCTGCTTCATAAGCGTTTTCAGCGGTACGTAGCTCTGCACTTGACATACGAGCTGCGTTACCACCTGTAGCTCTCGTAGAGGCCCTCTGAGTGGCTTCGTCCTCTAACCTGAGTAAGTCATCACCTTCAGACTTAACAGCTCTCTTAGAGGCTGTACGGGCTTCCTGTGCATCCTCCGCTACCCTGACGGTATCTGTGGCTAGCTGACGCTCAGCAATACGCGCTTCCGAGGCATCTTCCTCAGCCCTAAGTGTGTCGGTTCCTGCCTGTCGTTCAGCTATGCGTAACTCAGAAGCATCTTCCTCTGCACGTAGTACATCATCAGGCAGGGCTCCATCAGCGTCTGCCTGTCTACGGAAGGCACGAGTACCAGAGGCAGGGGCCGGTGTGCTTAGGCTACGGGAAGTGCGTCCTGCTGCTCTTGCTGTTCTCACAGCCCGTGAGCCTGCACTAACTGTCCAACTAATTGGGGCTAAGCCAAGGAGTTCAATAATACTAATAGTGTTGTCTACAAAAGCCCAACCATCTCCGTAGTAGTCTTCTTCAAGAGCTGTACGTAGGTAGTCCATCTTAACAAAGTCGTTCTCGTCAGGGAATACAATAGTTGAGTTGCTGTTGACAGCGTCACGTAGTTGACGAAGAATGGGGCCACGCTCGCTAGGGGGGACTGAGCTTAGGACTTCACCGAACTTCTGTTTAGTACTACCCATCATTGTCAGTGATTCAAAGTAGGCTGTACTGTCGCCCCCACGAATAGCTGAGATGGTCTTCTCTGTAATACCTTGCTCTGCAAAAGGGATGAACAGTTCTAGAAGACCTGCCCCCATCTCAAGCATACTTGCATCTTGCGAAGCAAGCTCTCTGTTAAGAAAGATCTCCTTCTCTCGATGATAGGCGTTTACTTCTTCAATAGATCCTGCAAAGTCAATACGGGCATTAGAGGACTCTTCTGTTTCATCGTCCCCAGAGTCTGCCACCAAGGCTTCAGAGGAGACAGTGTTACGGATTCCGTATAAGGAGCCTTGCTTATCTAAGAAGGCATCAGAGGCAGCCTGCTTCTGTTCGTCTGGTACCTCTGGGTCTGTAAGGATGGAGACCAAGGCTTCCCGATTCTTCGGGGCGGTCATCTGCTGTGCTCTGTCTCGAATCTGTTTAGAGGCACCTGACCCAGATGCCCCCTCTTGAGACATCTTTAAATAGTTCGCCTCTACTGATTCTGGGTTTTCAGACAGAGACGCCGTGTACGCCGCTAGGTTTACATTAGAAGGACGGTTACTTACAGGCGTAAGCTCCCCCTCAATCTGGAAGTCGTCAAGGGTAGCTGTGCTCTGTGGTGCAAAATCAGTAAGGTTTGCCATTTACTTTCCTTTAGGTTGTGAACACTTCACTCTGCCAACCCCCTTTCACAGGGGTTCCGGTGCCCGTATCGAATGCGTCCTCAAAGCCACCTGCTGCTGAGAAGATTGAGCCACTGGTTTGACCAATAGCCCCCCACATTGCTCCAGTCTGTTGTGCATCTGCAGCCGATTGCTGTGTTGCACCTATGCCAGCAGAAATTTTAGATGTTGCTGAGAGGTTGGCTACATTACTGCCTGTAAGGGTGCCAAGGGCTCCTGTTGAACCTAGGGCACCTGACCCACCACCTACACCTGTGTTCTCTGCTGACTGCATAATTCGAGCCCTACGGACTCGCTGTTCTCTTATTTGCTGCCTACGCTGCTGCCTGTCTCGATTCTGCTGACCAGCTTGGGAGATAGCTTGACCCTCTCTTTGAGCGTCTGCTGCATCCCCTGCTGCTTCGTACTGCTGATAGCCAGCGACCGCTGTCGCAGTTAAGGCCGCTGCTGCAATAATTGTACTAGTTGCTACTGCCATCACTCACCTCAAATACTTTCTGGTAGGTAATCTCCGTCGGTTCATACCCAAACTTAAAGGCAATCCCCTCATCATGCCCCTCTTTAAAAGCTAGGAGCTGACAGTAAGCCTTCCTGTCTCTAGCCCCTTCTTCTACGATCCGCAACATCTCTCTCATAACATTACTGTTACGCCACTCGGGTTTAACATAAATCCCTAATTCCTTTCCCACTGGCTTAGATGTTATTGGATCAGCGCTTATCAGGTTAGCGAAGTATCCGATCATAGCCCCTTCTTCGTCTCTGGCAACTATGACATAAAGAAGGCCCAGCTTGACATACTCACCCAGTAGGTTTACATCAAGCCGGAAAGGTACTTTATCAGACTTACTCTCTACCTCGTAGTAGTGGGCCTCTGCTAAAGAGAGGGCCTCCACAAGGACGGGATAGGAGTTGTCTTCTTCTACATAAAAGTTAGATGTTACCATTTGAACTCACTATCATCGACCAACCTAGTAACCTACAATCCTTCTTAGGCTCGGTAGTCATCTTGAGGGAAAGAACTGTCCCTTGTCCTCTCAGCTTACTCTTGGTCTCAATAACCTCAAAACCATTGTCAAACTCATCACTAGAGTTCCCAGGCATGTATAGCCGTTTGTATCTATACGCTTGAAAGGTTCTACCCCAACGATTAGAGTTAGCAGAATTAGCCCAATTCCACTGAGCCTGTACTAAGCAAGAAGACTCGTTGTTAGGGAAGAGGTTGCCTGTCCCATCATCTGTGAAACCATCCTCTGTACGTGTGAAAAAGAACTTAATGTACGGAGCTTGTTTCTTACGAAGGAAGTCTCCTCCTGACAAGTAACCTGTTACTAGGAAAGCAGGTGCATCCACCCCAACTGAGTTACTGCTAATCCAGTCTGTGAAAGACCGATCTCGATAAGTCGAGAAGGTATACTTCAGAGGGTTCATAGACGTTATAGTAACGTATGCAGTTTCTCTTGAACCACTTCCCCTTGTCTTAATAGAAGTTGTAACAGGAGTTCCTGAATTGGTTACTTGCTCTCCCCCGAATGTTACATCCTCTGATTCTGTGTTCAATCGGAAAGGGGGTATCTCTATCGGAGACGCTGCCCTAGGGAATGGAGAGTTTGGTAAGGGACGCAAAGTGCTGGTGTAGAAAGAGCCAAGAGTCATATCCAACACTAGCTCTTTAGCTGCGTCAGTACTCCCTGGTGTATTGTTATAAATCCACCTAACCTTCCTGTCATAACTATCGTAGCCCCCTTGCGCATAAAACTTCTTGATTGGTGAAATTCCATCATAGAAGGTTTGGATAGTCTCTTGCGTAAGGTTCTTAGATTGGTAGTCCCCAAACTGATCGGGAGCTACATGGTAGATGGCATCGTCTGACCAGAACATAAAGGTATTATCAATTACAACTACTGAACCTGGGGACTCTACACCATTATCACTAATCTTTCTACGCATGTTATCATTAGCGGTGAAGCCATAGCCAGAGCCACCACTGACCATCCAGATACCGTTCTCCGCAACTACCATCAAGGCCGAGCCTACGTTCACAAGAGCCTGGATGTTATATGCACCATCAACCTTTATGAAACCACCATCTGTATCTAAAAGGTCGGGGGCCTCAGAAGAGCTAGGATCGCCTTCCTGATAGCATGTGTCAATATCAGCTTGATTCTTTACCAACTGAGAGTAGAACACGTAGGAGGAGAGACGCGGACTCCTGTCATCCCCTCCCACTAACTCACCTGAGAAGCCTCCATACCAAACCCTGCCAGCATACTCTTGCACACAGGAAGGGCCGCCAGGGGTTCTGTCAGTAGGGAGGTTAGTTACCGGAAAGTCCAGCTCTGAGTAGTTCTGGTAGAGCTTCTCCACCTCAGTAAGTCGGGAAGCGCCCCTATCCATTGCATCAATGATGAAGTAGCCCCTAGAAGCGGGGAAGGAACCTGGGGGATTATCTTCCAAGTCCTTAGCAAAGAACTGATCGCCTGTTCTGTTATCTTCGTCATTAGCGTTTGGGTAGAGGGCGTAGTGTACGTTATCAGAGTTAGACGGGTACTTCCCAGCCACCCCAAAGAACGTAGTAATGGGGTCTTCTGTTGCATCCGAGTCTCCGCCTTCTAAACGAGGCTGTGCCCAGGTTTGGTTACGTAGGTTATAACGATGCGCGAAGCTCAAGTCGGAAGGTCTTACGGTGATCCCTTGCCCCTCTAAGAGGTTAGTTCCTGATGCAATATCCGAGACACCCCATAGGTCTCTTGTCTTTAGGAAGTTGGTAGATTGTGAAACAGATGCACCATCCCAAGTCAAGACTTGCAAATCCTTCTGACCGGTTGCAATAACAAGGATGCCGTCTACGTTAGCGTAGGAGAAGGGCCTGGAGGCTGGCAGACCAAATAGGGATGTAGTGTACACCTCTCCTGAAGACAAGGGAGTTACGTCAGGGTTAAATACTTTCAGCACACTTCCAGTCTGTATTACCAAGAGAGTCTGTTCTGGGATACCTCCAGCATTCCCCCAAGAGTAGGAAGAGATGGCGGTATCTTCTAGCGTAGAACCTAGCCCAGTATCGACTATGGAGTAGTTTTCTTCGTAGTCCATCCCTAACCTACGATCTCTACTGCCGTCTCTACGCAGGATAAAGTTGTCTTCATCTAGTGAAGCATTGTCTGGGAATGTTAGGGGGCTTGCCTCTGTGATGAGTCCCTTAACAAACGTGTTAATCTCAACGGCTTGGGTCTGTCTCGGCATTAGGTTTACCTCGTTGGGACTTGAGAGAAGCGTCAATGATTAACTTCGCTGCCCCGTAGCTAGTAAACCGTCCTTTCAGCTCTTTAGGAACAGAGCCTTTAGATTGAGGCTTGATAGTGTACATCCCGAAGGTTCCATCATGTTGGATTTTATATCCTCCATATTCTACCATTAGTAATCATTCCTTTCAAAAGTTGGTTCACGACGCATCTTGTTTGCTTTACGTCCGTAATTGGGAGTCTTGATTCCACCTTTCACACGCCAGTCGTTTCGAGACAACCAACGCTGTTGTCTACGAGACTCTTGCTCTGCTTTAGGGTCTTCCATCTGCTTCAGGCGCAGCATAGCCCTGCTCTTAGCCTCCTCTACTAGCGCAATGAAAGCTTCCGCAGGGAGGTCAGGTACAAAGGTGTCTACCATCTCCCACCCTGGCATGATGTAAGCTTGTGCCTGCACCTTGCTCTCCTGGAGAGTATCATCTGTATCTGAGTCGTAAGAGTTAAAGACCAGTGTCTTATCGTCAAAGGAAGTGAAGTAGGTGGGGTTCTGATTGTTACGAATTAGGAGTTCAATGCCAGAGGGGTCAACGATGACGTCTACGAAGCCTGTGTCTGAGTTCTGTGCATTGGTGAGCTGTAGGAAGTTATCAGGCTCACGCCACTCTACAGGGCGGTAGAATCGCCTAGTCTCCCCTACCTTAGCGCAGTTGTAATTAACCGACACTAACTTTGTCACACCCTCTTCTAAGTACATGTGGGTGGGAAGAGAAAGAGATCCTGAAGGAGTTAGGGAGGTGAGCTGTTTGAGGTGAGGCCAATCCCTGTTAGATACGATTGAGAAGAAAGTGGACTTGATAATCTGAGCCACTTGCTCTGACTCGAAGGTATCCATATAGGAGTTGACATTATCGCTATCCATGTCGGATAGTATTTCCTGAACCATCTCTAAGAGAGTATACTTCATTATCAAGGCTCCAGAGCTGTGATACGTGCTTCAAACTCTTCAAGCTTAGCGGTCAGTGTGTTTCCAAGGTAGGTGATCTCATCTGCGGTGAAGGTGCCACTCCGGGAACCTAGCGCTCCTGCACCCGAGGTTGTAACCAATCGACCTGCTGCTGTTGTATTAGTGAGAGTGCCTGACAGGGTGTTAGCATCAACCTTTTTCCAAGACCCGCTACCACTACCGTTAGATACGTAGGTTGTATCTCCACTAGCTGTGCTTGCCCCTTTAGGCTCATGTAGTCCGCTCTCAGGGATGTTAATATGTTCTGGCATACTTTTCTCCAGGCAATAAAAAAGGCCAGCCGGAGCAACCGACCAGCCTTGTATAAGAACCCCCACGTACCTATGGAAGAGGCGGGGGCCGTGTTAGTTACGCAATGTTGCGGTAGTACACCAACACTGTGCCAGCAGTCGGGCCTTCAATGACTAGTTCGCCATCTACAGGGCCAACAACAGCCAAGCTGGTGCCGTCTGCGGTAGAGATGTCTGTGCCCCCTACAGTAGCAGTAGTTACAGCGCCAGTGGCAAAGTCTGTTACTACATTTACTACATAAGAGTTGGAGGGCAGGAACACCGGCAGATCAATGGTGTCGCCATCAAAGTTCATAGCGGCCTCAGTCTCTACACCCTTAGCAGGGTAGACACCTTCAGCGTTACCAATTACACGAGCACCGTAGTGAATGCTAACCGTCTGGTTGACGTTAGAGCCATCGGCAGAACCGAAGGCAGAAGTTGCATAAGCCATGACTATTCCTTAGTAGTTAGAAGCGGAAGTAATTAGGACGCCCAGAGTGTCAACACGCTGAACACCCATACCCCAGCGAGCACGTACTACGAACTCGTCACGAGCACGATCCTTATTACGCTCACCCTCAGACTTGGGCATACGACGCCATGCAGCCATAACAGGCTTAGTCTGGTCATCTAGTACACACATGAAGATGTTAGCAACACCATCAGCAACGGTAGTAGTGCCGTCACTGAAGCTACCACGGGGGAGGCGGTTAGACTGAATAATGTCCCAACCGAAGATGCTCATAACAAAGCGTTGACCACGGGCCAAACCTTGCTCAAGAATCTGAGCACCGAAAGGGGTAACATCGTGAGTGATCTGTACAAGCTTGTTAAGGGTTGCCTCAACAACTGGATCACAGATGAATACACGACCTTCAGCAGGTACGTTGGCCTTATCGAAGGCTAGACGCATATCTACTAGGTGATCGGTAGTGAAGGTGTTGTTAACCTCAGAAGAAGCTACACGGTGGGCAAAGCCATTAATCGTGTTTGGATCAGCATTAACTTGACCAGCTTGTGCTACAGAGAGGAAACGTGTTTCAAAGTTTTCCTGGATAGCACGGGTAGACTCTACAGAGCGTTGAGTCATTAGCTGCTCAACCTGTGTGCCATCTTCACGAAGGTCATCAGTGACGTACCCAAATGATATAGTATCATTTAGACTATAGCATCCCCCTCAGGGGTTGAATCACTTAGTCGTTGCGAGTAGGTAGAAAGAAGTTGTTCAATCTTCCACTTCTTTAAGTGGGTGTGATTGACCATCTTCTTTAGAAAGTCTAGTGTAAACTGTTTATCTCTTGGGCCGAGATTTTTAATCCAACGGAGATGTCCTCTGTCTTCCTTTAGGACACCGCCAAATGCTTTGTGGAGAAGCTCCACACCTTCTGGATGATCTATGTGGCTAACTACGCCTACGTGTTGTTCAGTCTGTTTTGGCCTGATACGTTTTAAGTACCAGCCATCCCCGTCTATATAACCTGCCGTCCAAGCCCATGTAGGGTGTTTCTTGGCTCGTATAGACCCACGTAGTGCATTTGCTTCTGACCTAAGGTTAAAGAACAACTCTTCAGAGATTGGTTGTCCTTTGTACTGCCTAAAAGTCTCTAGCATGTGTTGCCACTTCTTTCCCTTAACCACCATGTGTTTAGTTATGTGTGGAAGAGTCTTTTCTAAATCATTCCTTTTACGGACGACCCACTCATTTTGAATGGCCCAATTTTCGTCACGTTTCCTACTATACAGTTTACCCACCTTGCTTCCAAGGTAACTAGCATACTTGCCATCCCTGTCAATGCTCACAGACATGCTGAGGCTTAACGCAAGGGATAAATACCCGTTGTTATACGAGTAGCACAGGCTTCCATCTGCATCAAGAAGTCCTGCTAAGTATTTACTTTCTGTCTCACCAAACATATTTGGTTCCTTTCTCTCGTGTTGCCCCGTAGGGTGTCCACGTTATTCAGATTCAAAAGCGCCGTAGTCCTTAATGGACTGTTAACGCGTCGCCGATGTAGTCGGTCATCTGCATTGTAACTTCGCCAGTCTCAATAGGAGAGTAGACCAGCGGGGTGTCTTCAGCAGCTTCTTGGATGGTTACGGAACCGATGGTCTTGATACGTAGGGTATCGCCAGAACCAAAGTCAGAAACGTTACGGTAGAAAGACTCAGGCAGGAGTCCGTCATCCAGATTCATTAGGATGAAGTCGGAATAAACCTCGGACTCGATGAACGCACGAGTATTAGTTGTAACTTGCATTTATGTTTTCCTTAATCAAGATTTGACGCCCAAGCGATCATGTACCGACTGTGTAACCTTTTTCATGTAATCCCGTTGATCTGAATACTTCGCCCCGCTTAATAGTGATTTCTCTGGGCGGCCTACTTCACTGGACTTACTAGGGTTAATCGGTGGAATGCTTACGCTTGAACTAGAGGGATGCCCTTGCGAGCTAGTTTGTTTAACATTGAACAATGCGAGAACCATATCTGGACTCTCGGAAGCTAGAGAACCTAGTTTAGCAGGAGAGATGCCGAGCTCTTTAGCACGTTGTGCTACAACGTCTCGGGTCTTATCTCCATACTTCTGGGTGATAGCTTGCTCAACCTTTTGCGCATTAAGTTTAGCACTTTGTGCTGTCTCACGCTGGGTCAAGCTTTGTTCCAGCATTTCCTGTACTTGCTCGGGAGTCAATCCGTTGCCCTCTTGTGTAGGCTGCTGACGTTGAGAAGTGAGCCGTTCAATAGTCTCTTCCAGATTGCTGTGTTGCGACACTTGCGCTTTCAATTGTTCGAGTTCCGCTCTCAGCGATTCATTATCTTGCTTGAGTTGTGGGATGTACTCTTGAGAACTACGCAATGCGTCTAACGCTGTAGGAAGGTCTTTGTATTTAGGCTCTCCACGTTCATTCTTAATTACTGCAAGCTGGTCTGCCCACATTGAATCAGATGACGCAGAAGGTGCTGGTTCCTGTGTCTGTTGTTGCTCTGACGCAGGAAGAACTGCTTCTTCGGTTTCCTGGGTAGGAGTTGTTTCACTGAATACGGATGACTGGTCTGTCATTCTGTTTCCTTTAATTGATTACCTAAGTATATACCTAGTATATACAAGAGTTATAATTATTATAACTTTAATAGTTATTAATTATAATATAACTCTTAGTATATCTCTTATATATCTTTAGGGGGTATAGTTATATACTGAGATTTGAGGAAAAACCCAGTAATTATTTTTTATTTTCTTCAATAAGATGGATAACTTCGGACATAGCCCTTTCATAACCCCTTGAATCTGCTTGAAGAAGCGCCCAATTAGGGCTTTCATATAAATTTTCACTTTGACAAGCTGTAATTTTAGAAGAAATCTTACGTTCAAGCATCTCAGTTAGCCGTTTACGCATTACAAGGGAAGAATTAAAGCTCTTACTGATCTCTTCCTTCCGCTCGGGATCTTTGATGTAGGCTGTCCAACTTGTCCTCATTAGATAGCCCCCTCTGCTGGTGCCTTAGCTTGCATTTCTACATCTTCTTGGGCTTGATTCATCATTGCTTGCGTCTCAGCTTGTTCACTGATTGCTACGTTAGGACTGAAT